GACGCTCTGTCCTATCTGCTTTCTGCAGACGAATCTCTAACTAAACGCTAATTAGCAAGGTATATTATCATGGCACTTGAATCTTTCCGTAACATCTTTAGCTCTACTCCTCCAGCAGCTGCACCAGATGCGGCCCAAGAAACTACCGTAACTCCCGTAGATCCTGCAGCTCCTGCCGATGAGCCAGAAGTTTCACCTATGGATGCCTTAACTGCGCTATGGGAGACTGCTCCTGAAGGTACAGAAGATCCCTCGGCTACGACTAGCTTAGAGAGCTTAATTACTATTGACCCAGATGAGATAGCTAAGACAGTAGGAGGCATGGACTTCGCTTCTGCTATTCCTGGTGACACATTTGAAGCTATTGGGGAAGGCGGGGAAGGCGCACAAAAGGCTTTCTCTAACGCGCTTAATACGGTAGCACAGCAAGTATTTCAACAGGCTATGATTGCTAACGCCACGCTGACTAAGCAGGCTCTAAGCAACGCAGTTCCTACATTAGATCGTAGAGCTGAAGCTACATTAAAACGAACACAAGTTGCACAACAAGTTAGTGATGCTAACCCTGTGTTATCCCACCCCTCTTTCAAGCCTATGATTAGTGCAATTGAATCGCAGCTTGTAGCTAAGTACCCTACAGCTACTCCTGCAGAGATTAGTGCCCAAGCTAATAGCTATTTTGCTGACTTTGCTGACAAACTTAAAGCTCAAGATGCCCCGCAGGTTCCTGATACGGGAGTTAAGGCTCCTACAGATTTTAGCGGTTTTGAACTCACTTAATGTACATAACGTACACAACTTTTTAGGTATATATTATGACTGCTATTTCCGGTATTTTTAACTCGTCCCAGTTCACTACTGATCTAGAGCAGAAATCTTTTGCTTCTATGATTACTCGTCTGATGCCTAACGGCAACGCACCTCTGTTTGCACTAACTTCGCGGTTAGCAGCTAAGACAGCGGTACAGACTGAGCATGGTTTCTTTACCAAGACTATGGTATTCCCTTCCTTTGATCTTACTGCTGACATTACTAACGCTGCTACAACTTTCACTGTAGCCGACTCCTCAGCCCTGGTGCCTGGGCAGATCCATCGCTTAGAAGAGACTGGCGAGAATGTTATTATTAACACTATTGTTTCGGCCACTTCTATTACCGTAACTCGTAGTGTTGGTAGCGTAGCTGCTGCGGCTGTTAGTATCGGAGCTGGTATCTCCGAAGCCTACCAAGTTGGTAACGCTTTCGAGGAATCTTCTGACCGCCCAGTTGCGCTATCTGTGCAGCCTGTTCGTATCACGAATCTCACTCAGATCTTCCGTAATACTTGGGCATTGTCCGGCACCGCGGCAGCTACGCAGGTTATTGCAGGCGAAACCAATATCGCAGAAAACCGTACAGATTGTGCTGCGTTCCATGCCGGTGATATTGAGAAAGCTTTGTTCTTCGGCCAGAAGTCAGAAGGTACTCGTAACGGTAGCCCCTTCCGCACTATGGACGGCTTACACAATATTGTAAGTAACCTGGCCTACTACCCTGCATCTTACTCTGTACCTAACGTAAGTGTTGCGGGTGCTACTACCAATTACAGCCAGCTGGTAGGCTACCTTGATCCTTTGTTTGATCAGTCTACTGATCCTAAGGTAGCCAATGAGCGAGTGCTGTTCTGCGGCGGTAAGGCAATTAACGTTCTTAACGAAGTCGGTCGTCTGTCAGGTCAGTACGAGATTGTTAATGGCATGACTGACTTCGGTTTGCAGTTTAGTTCGTTTAAGATCCCTCGTGGAACTTTCCGTATGGTTGAGCANCCTCTGTTTAACACTAACGCTCACTGGTCTNCAATGGCNATGGCAGTAGATCTCTCTACTTTCGCTACTGCTTACCTAGGTGATCGTAAGACACAGAACCGNGAGTTTAACCAGAACGGTACTCCTGTTGACAGCGGCATTGATGCGGTAGGTGGAACACTTACTACTGAGATGACTTGCGAGATTCGTAACCCACCCGCTAACGGTATTATCACCGGCCTCACTGCTGGCGTTGCTTAAGCCTCGATCTTTCCTCTGGAGCAAGGACGCTCCGCCTTCTTAACTGTTACACTACTTGGATTACTAAACATGGCTATTCTACCTCTATTTAAAAACCGTAAAGGCTCAGTCAACCTTGTTACTGACAAAGGTTACCGAATTAACTTTGCTCAAGGTGTATACCACACAGCAAACAAAGAGCACATTGAGTATCTAGAAGGACTCGCAGAAAATAATGACTGCGGAGTTTATATTGACCCGGACGAAACAGAGATTAATACTGAAGAGCAGTCTCCAGAAGCTCGACTACGCGCTAAGATTAAAATGGAGATCGAAGCTGAGTACCGTTCTGGTATCCGACCTATCCCTAAAGTAGAAGATAGCACCTCAGAGCAGGCTAACCTAGCTTCCAGTGCTCAGACTGCAGCTCAGGCTTCTGGACGGTCTAATCCTGCGCCAGTTAAAGCTGCTAATGTAACAGGTGACCCTGGAGCTGCTATTAAAGCTGCAATGGCTAAAACACCTGGCGCACAGTAACTGGTCAGCTATTAAATACTTAAGGAGGCCGCACAGATGACTTTTGCTGAGATAGTAGCCGCAGTTACAGCTATCACCAATAGACCTGATCTAGCTAGTTCTATTGAGTCAGCTGTGCAGGCCGCCACCCTTAAAGCCCATGCTTCTGACTACTTCTTTAGGGATCTAGTAGAGGTAGCAGTAGAGTTTGACGAAGCTAGATATATCCAGACTTTTGACCCCTTGCAGGTAGTGCCTACATACAGGCAAGTTAAATATATAAGACTTTGGGAAGGTGGCCTTGCCGGTACTTACGGTAAATTCCTAAAGCATATACACACAGAGAACTCAGTAGATAATTACGGCGCATCTAAGCTTGATGTGTTTTATATGGCCGGAGCCTATTTGCAGCTTAGAGGTGTATCCCAAGTATCACAGGTACTTTTCGGTGCCTATGTTAATCCAGTTGTAGCTCCTACAACGTCTTATAGCTCCTGGATAGCAGACTTACATCCTTACGCAATTATTAATGAAGCAGCTAGACGCATATTTGTCTCAGTTGCGTATCCAGAGCAGGCAGCGGCTATGCAGCAGCTTGTAGCAGAGGACTATAGAAGTCTTATGATCTCAAATGTAGATACTGTACCATCCTAGTAGGAGCTGTAGATAATGGCAACAGAAGCTAATTTATGGACTCCAGGTGAGGCTGGCCCCGCAGGCCCAGAAGGTCCCGCAGGCCCTACAGGAAGTGTATGGTATACAGGCTCAGGTATCCCTAGCCCCGGTGCTTACCTAGTTAACGATTTTTATTTAGATACAGCTAATGGTAATGTATATAAAAAGATAGCTATTGATACTTGGGTTCTGCAGGCTGTATTAGTGGGAGCTTCCGGAGCTACTGGCCCAGCTGGCCCCTCTGGCCCGGCAGGAGCTACTGGAGTCACAGGAGCTATTGGGCCTATTGGGCCTACAGGTGTTCCAGGCACTTCCACCGCTATACTACAGGGAGACGGAGCTCCTGACGATGCCCTAGATGGTATTGAGGGTGACTACTATATAGATGCTCTGGTAAGCGATCTTTACGGCCCTAAAGTCGCCGGTGTTTGGCCTCTGCCTCCAGTAAGTCTCTTAGGCTCCGGGGTAGAGGCGCTACTAGTTGACTATAGAATTCTAGGTCAGATTGTAGACTGGGCAGGTGCCGTAAGTATGGATCTAGGCGCGGGTAATACAGCACAGCCTACCTTAACAGGAAGTGTAACTGGTGTCACTATTACAGGCTGGCCCCCAGCAGGCAGAGAAGGTAAGCTGGTTTTATATATTGAGCAAGGCGCTACTGCCTACTCTGTCACTGGTTGGCCAGTTGCTGTTAAGTGGGTAGGAGGCGTAGAGCCATCCCTCTCCACTGTAGACGGCGAAGTAGATATTATAGTGCTTACCTCTATTGATAACGGCGTCACCATTATAGGTGCTCATATTGGAACAGCCTCATAACAAAATCCATCCGGAGCGCGATTTGGACAAGCATATAACGGTCTCTACAGGGGCGGCTCAGGCTCTTACCCAGGTAGGCGGAGTCACAGCACTTTCTAGTGGTCTAGTAGGCTGGTTAACTGAGAACCACATAATTATAACATCTGCAGGGATATTAGTAGGTGTTCTTGTAGGCTTAACAGGTATCTATGTACAACTATCTAAGTCCAGGCTGGAGAATCAAGAAGCTCGACTTAGGATAAAAAAGCTAAAGAAGGAGGGCCAGGATGGGAATACTAAGCATACTGACAGGTAACACTTCCGCTGCCTCTAAAGTAATAGACGCAAGTATTAGCGGGATAGATAAGCTAGTTCTTACTGAGGAAGAGAAGTTAGACTACAAGAAAGATATACAGAAAATGTATCTGGAGTTTGTAAAGATCTCTGCCTCTGAGAGCACAGCCCAGAGTGTATCTCGCAGACTTATATGTCTCCCTGTTGTATATGTATGGCTCTCATTAATTATAGCTTTCACAGTTCTTAGTGTGTTAGGCGTAGAAGGAGCTGCGGCGGTATCTGATGTCATTGAGTCTATGAATGTGCCAGCTCTTGCTGCTATCGGGTTTTATGTAGGGCGTCACATGATAACAGGGCGTAAATAAACAAGTAATTCATAGGAGCCTATTATGGCAGCTTATAACAAGTTCGAAGATTTTGTATTGCAGTTAGGCAGAGGCGTTCATCAGTTACATGCGGCGGGTCATACCTTAGAGGTGTATCTATCTAATGCTGTACCTAGCGCCTCTCTGGACAGCGTAAAAGCTGACCTTGCTGAGATAGCTACAGGTAACGGTTACACCGGCCCAGAAGATATTGTCAATGATTACACAGAGGCAGCAGGTACAGGAAGTCTTACAGGCGTGGATGTGGTTATTACCGCTGCTGGAGGCTCTATTGGCCCCTTTCAGTATGTAGTGCTGCATAATACTACGCCTGCCGCACCTCTTGATCCTCTAATAGCTTGGTGGGATTATGGCTCAGCCGTAACTTTGGCGGATGGCGAATCTTTTACTATTGACTTTGGCGCTACTGTAGCAACTCTTACTTAGGATATATGATCATGGCACAGCATAACAAAGATAAGTACCCTGAAATCTGGGCAGCTTTTGAGAGAGCTAAAGCTAAAAAAGCGGCGTTAATGGAGGAGCGTAAACCTTTTCTAGATAAGATGAACGAGCTGCATCGACAGAAAGGCCTGTTACAGGTAGAGCTAGACAGTTTAGCTGCTTTTGCTTATAAAGATGTAGAAGAGCTCAGAGAAGTTAGCTCAGAGATCTCTAGGCTAGCTAGGGCTATGGGCAGTAAGTCTATGGCAGCCCCACTAAACTAGAGCGCCTACCGCACTGAATAAGCCCTGCAGAGGAGGTTTTAATGCCAATAGTTAATTCAGAGATTGTTACAGACCGCCAACAGCGCGGTGGTATGCGTAAAATCAGGCAGAAGTTCACCGACCATTTAGGTGACGACCATTTTCGGCAATTTATTGAATCCGCTGACTACGATGCTGTGGCGGGCCTTATAGTTGGAGAGGCTCTGGTGCTTGCTGGACTGGTTGAGCAGGAAGTACAGCAAGCTATCAAAGATTATGAAAACGGCGAAGACCCCCTTCACTACGAGGCCAGCTCAAACAACTGGCAGCAGATAACACCAGAGTTTCAAACTTGGGATGAACTAGCTGCACCAGTGTTGGTACACTTCCTCGAAAAAGAGAATCGCAACGACCTCGCAGTTATTGAGAGCACAATAATAAGGATAAGTACGCAGGATAAAAAAGCGCTCCTCGGTATGACCACTAAGGAAGTGAGCGCCGTTAATGGTGATATACAAGCTGCAGTGAATGCCATTGCTGAGCTTGCTTTGTACAGCCCGCATTTTGTTGGGGGAGAGAAAGCCTAATGTCTTATTACTACGTAAAAAATGGCGGAACTGCTACTGGGGATGCAGGCAGGTCAGCAACAAAACTGACTACATCTTTTTCGACAATGGGAGACTCTGCCTACTACGACAGCCTTTATGATGTGTTTACAGGTGGAGTCCCAACTACAGCCCCTGTTGCTGGTGATACTGTCTGCGTCTCTAATTTGCATGATAAGACATACACCGTTTCCACAGTGGTAGGTATTATATCTGGAGTGCCTGTATTCAGTGTTGATGATAACGCTGCTAGTTCTTACGTATCCGGCGCATGGGAGCGGACTGTCGCCGCTGTTAATCTAACCCCATTCATGACGGCCACAACAGAGCCTAGCTATATGCACTCTAAGGGCGTGTCGTTTCAGTGCGGAAACGATTTGTTTGTACGTATGAAAAACCGGGAGTCTTTGATAGAAGATTGTCAGTTGTGGAGTACTAATAAAGATATTCTGCATAACCACGATGGACAAAGAAGTGTATACAAGGCTGTAGAGGTTAAAATCTCAGACCTGAACGACGCTTTTTTGGTCGGAGGTGCCTCTGCTGTAATGTTTAGCGGATGCACTTGGATGCAGGATAACAACGCTTTGTTAACGAGCGCCGGGGCAGGAGGTCTGAGAGCCATATTCAATTCATGCGACTTGTCGTTATGCACTAATGATATAGTTGATAACACTGCTGTGGGATATAACATTGCTGATATAGAGTTGAATAGATGCAAGATCGGCGCAGGTTTGGTCGGTATTTCAGGTGCTAGCAAATACACACTAAAGAACAAAGGAATTCGCTTTTCATCATGTGATGTTGGCGATGGCTACCACTACTTTAGGCATGAGCAAGAGTTCGGAATGAATAGTGAGGAGACTTCAATTTACCGCACGGACGGAGCAACTTACGACGGGACGAACGGGTTTAGTGTAGAGTTGATTTCAGAAAGTTCCGCTAATCTCGCGTCACCGTGTTATGCCGAGCTAGCCTCCCAGTATATAGATACTGACGACTTCACAACAACTGTAACTGTAACGGTGCATTTTGCAGTTGATGGATCAACGACTGCTCTCAATGATGATGAGTTCTATATAGAGGTCAAATACCCAGACGGAGCAGATAATGCGCTTGGGGTGGTATCTAGCACCAAGGCGAAGCCTCTAGCAGTTGGTGCTGCGCCGGTAACAGAGGCTGGTTTGTGGGCAGGACTGGGCGGCACAAATAAGCAAATGTCTCTCAGTAAAGAGCTTACTATAGGGACTACGGAGGGAACTATAGCCAGCGGCTTGGTAGAGGTGAAAGCATACTTAAGCAAAGCAAGCCAAGTAGCCTTTGTATGCCCGCAGGTTGAGTTCAGCTAGTGGCCTCCAAAACAGTGAGACTGGTGCCTGGCATTGGTCTTGTTGTTGAGACTAATACCGTAGCGACTGAGCTATACCCCGGCGGGTTTTATATCCAGCCAAGTGTAAGTGGTATAACAGCAACAACAACAGGAACGTCTACAGCAAGTATTACTGAGGCTGAGGTAGTCACTGGCGGGAAGACTACAATCATCACTATAACTGGGGATACCCTAGTTGCTCATGGCGCAGCATTTAATCACCTCAGACAAGATATAATCGATGGTTGCACCTCAGCTCAGAGTGAGCTATTAGGCTGGAATAACGAAGTTCGTGATAGCGAGTCGGTAGCTTCTGTGAGCAGGACAGACGACAATACTATTACGATTACGTGGAGTGCTGCACCTAACTATGACATAACGGCACAGGAAGCAATTACAGTAACGATACCCGCAGCGGTGCTAGTAAATAGTCTTGTAGATGTAGTAGCCTCCCCTTCCTTTACTGTTGACCCTGTAACTAACTATGATATAGAGGCGCTACCAGGTAGCTATACTTTATTAGGTACCTCTGCAGCTCTTCTCTACTCCAGAGAGGTAGCGCTAAACTCTGGCATTTATACGCTCTCCGGCACTGCGGCAAGTTTAAGCAGAGATTCTAGGCTAGCTGTAGATTCAGGTAGCTATAGCCTGCAAGGGGCAACTGCGGAGTTAATAGCTGCGTTTGTTTTGGCAGCTACAAGTGGCAGTTATGCAGTAAGCGGAAGTCCTGTAGATTTTCTTACTAGCTATATATTAGAGCTGCAGAGCGGCAGTTATAGTACAGTAGGGCAGAGTGTAGGATTACTTAGGGATTTAGTAGGCTCTGCAGATGTTGGTGCTTATTCGGTTACAGGAACCGCAGCAAACTTAATTGCCACCTCAGATCAGACACTCTCAGCAGCTTCTGGTGCTTATATACTAACAGGTTCACAAGTTGCGCTCATAAGAGATGGCCTTATAGGAGCTGCTTCAGGCTCTTATGCGCTATCAGGCAGTGACCTAAGTCTGGTTATAGGGACTATATTAGAAGCCGCCACAGGTAGCTATTCTATTACAGGGGAGCAGGCAACCTTACTAAAATCCGTACTGGTTTCATTAGACTCCGGTACCTATACTACTACTGGTTATAATGCCGCCTTGGGATACTCTGGCGAGGTCATCCAGGGTTATGTTATGGCAATGTTATTGGGGTTATAGATGCCAGCCACCACAGTTGTTATCGGTAATGTAGCCACTATCTGGGATCATAAAGATAGAGGCGCAGGAGAACCTGGGGAGCCAGGAGAAGGCGAGAGTGGAGGTTTTGGCACAGTCTATCTTACCTCTACTTTATACCCTTTGTATGAGCTGGAGTATTTAGATTCAGCTCCCGGTATACGTAATGCCTCTTTCTATTTAGCGCCTGTAGATAATGTAGATAGCGGTCCGGCGATTTTATCCGCAGCCTTGATAGACAGGATAATTACTTATATTAATCCCGAAGAGGTGCTAGATTCGGCAATAGCCCTTACTGAGGCCTCGCTAGTTTCCATAATTGTGCCTTATGTGGAGCCTCCAGAGCCTTTAGACTCCTCCCCTGCGATACTCTCTGCTCTGCTAGATATAATAGTAATCACCCATATACAGCCGCTGGACGATCTTATAGACTCCGCACCTGCTATAACCTCTGTACTACTAGCCTAGGATACTTATATGAAATGCCC